TTAAGACAAATTAGTATTTAGAAGAACTTTGACTTTTCCCTTTTTAGTTTTATAAGTAAAGTCCTTAATTAGTTCTAAAAGTTTAGGATTAGGTTTAAGTTCTTGGGTAATTTTAAATTCAAGCATAAAAAATGTCCTCCTTCCTAGAAAGAGAACATTATATTTTTATAAAATAAAAACTTACGAACTTTAATTAGTCCGTAAGTTGTCTTCAAATGGAGCGGGTGATGGGAATCGAACCCACTATCTTACATCGGGAAATCGTTGATACATCAACGTTTTTGCAAAATGCTGACTTGCATTTGACTTGCATTTTTATTTTTATTTCAAAGCTCGCCCCATATGTCGCCCATATCTTGCCCGTATTTCTGCGAAGATTTTCGGAGCGGAAAAGTCAAAAAGCGGAGCGGATATCCGAAGCCGGTTTTGCAGTTGACTGCAAAAACTTATTGAATTTATCAATATCGCTTGATTCTTTTTCTTTAGAAAGATGTGTGTAAATTGAAAGAGTTGTCTTAATATCGGAATGTCCGAGCAATTCTTTTGCGGTTAAAACGTCTACGCCGGCATCGTACAGCATTGTTGCGTAAGTATGGCGGAGACAATGCGGCGTAAACGTGTCTATCGTCAAAGGCAGCGTTTTCCTACGGTCGGCAGCTGTGCCGATAAAGCACCCGTATTTCTTATTAAGGCACAACATATAACTATGCCAAAGTTTATCCCAAGCCGAATTTGACATATAACCGCCCACGGTGTTCGGGAAAACGAGCGTTGATTTTTTAGGCATATGTCGCATATAATCGGCAAGGATATCAGGCATTTGTATTATGCGATTTCCGGCAGCGGTTTTTGTGGATTTTACCGTCTTAGTCGGCGAGTAGTAACTTTTGTTAATGACAATAGTCTTATTATCGAAATTCACATCCGACCAAAGAAGCGCGGTAAGCTCCCCGCGGCGAAGCCCTGCAAATAACATTATCATAGCCGCCGGTTGTGCTCGGTGCGGCGTGTCGAGAATCCATGCCCGCTGTTCGGCGGTAAGTGCGGAGCGGCTCTTTGAAGGTGTGCCCGCCGGGACGTTCAAAAGTTCTTCAACCGGCGAGCGATCAATAATTCTGTTAGCTGCACAATATTTAAAAAACTGCTTGATAATCGATGTATATTCGATTAACGTTTTACGCGATGTAGGCTTACCCGAATACGGATTGCAGGCGGCGAACGCATCAAGGACGGCTTGAACATCACAAAGCCGAATTTTTGAAATATCAAACTCGCCAAAATGCTGTACGAAGTGATCGAGCCTCTGACTAATGCACTTATACCAGCTGGCGGATACGGTGTTTTTTTTCGAAATTAAAAATCGGTTTGCCCAAAAAGCAAAAGTGCGGTTTTCGGAAATCAAATCAACGCCACGATGTAGCTGTGCACGAAGCTCCGCCGCCTTTTGGTCGGCTTCTTTTTGAGTTTTGCCGTAAACCGATTTATATTTGCGTTTGCCGTCAACGCTGCCGACGTAAACTTGAACGACTATTCGGCCGTCGGCGCGGCGGGTGTTTGTTTTCTTCGGCATATTTAATCACTTCCGTTTGTTTTTTGATTTACAAATTGAATAATCTCTTGTTTACCCTCTTCGCTTGCCGTTCTGTAAAAAGCGAGGAGGGCTTTTTCTTGTTCAGTTAATGAATTTGCAGTAGAATAGCGGGCATAAATTACGCCGTTCATATTTCACCGCCTTTCAGCCGTTCGATTCGTCGAGCGGCTTTTTATTTCACAAGATACACCGTAATTTGCGCTTTTGTTTTTCCGTCGTCATTTTCGCCGCAAGCGTCGAGAATACCAACGATCTTTTTATGCTCGTTTTCGTTTATGAAGTTTGCGGCAGACTTCGGCAATTCGCCGACTTCTTCGTAAATGTCATTAAAAACGACGAAGCAATCGTCGTCGTCTTCGTATTCGATAGTTAGCACGTCGCCTTCGTCGCAATTTAACAAATTATCTTCACGCGTTGTATATTCATCAATTTTCTTTTTGATTTTCGAGAGGGAAAAACGCTTCGATTCGAATATATCGAGCGGCTTATAAAAGCCGATCTTGTATGTGGCTTTATTATTGCTGACCGAATATTTGTTGAGATAACCGGACACACGCCAGCCGCGCTTTGTGTAATCGTTGAACATATCTTGAACCGTTCCGCGATAGATATATCCGATTTTTGCCCCGTTAAGATACACGGCGACCGCTTTTTCGTCGTGGGGGTTTTCGGGTTCTTGCTTGAACGTCAGCGCCTTTCCACCGTTACCGGGGATATGGTCGAACGCCCCGTCAAACAAACACAAAGATTCTTCATATTCATAGCAAAGCGCCGCACCGTCTGTAACGTCTTCAAATAAATTGTAATTCTTTTCGCCGTCCGGAACGCTTTTCTTTTCGGCCGCAGGAGCGGGCGCAACATTCGCGGCGGGAACGATCGCAGGAGCAGGAGCGGACACAGTATTTTTTGTGGCGGGCGCTGGGTTCTTTTTATCAAGATAAACAAGCGCCGCGCCGCCAGCAATTAAAAGGACGCTACCACCAGCCAACGCCGCTTTATCATCTGTATTTCCAAACAAGCCGAAAAGACCGACAACGCCGAACGTGATTAAAACAATACCGATTATAAATTTCTTTCCCTTTTTCATAGTGGAATCCCCTTTATGTGTAATAGATCGTAAAAATATATACGTTCCCGCTGGGAGCGGGCAAAACAAACGTTATTTTGATTCGGTATGTACTGCACCGAAAATCTTTTCCCCTTCCGCAACAACGGAAGCGGCGTCGGCGGCAATGTTCGCGCCCGCCTGAACCCCTAAAAGAGTATCGACCGCGCCTTGCATATCAGGCCGCGCGCGATACGCGAGAACACCCGCCTTTTCCTTTTCGGAAAGCGCGAACGGCGCTTCGGAAGATTCGTCGCGGAATTCCGCAAGAATATCACCTACATTATATATATCGCATAATTGCATTAAGATTTCGGCGTCAGGTTGACCGCGGTTATTTTCCCACGCATTGACCGTTTTTCCGCTTTTACCTACCATAGCGCCGACTTGATCGGCGGTCAATCCGCTTTGTTCTCTTAAACGTTTTAACGCTTTTGCTATTGATTCACGCGACATTCTACACACCCCATATTTTTATATTGGTTTTAGATATGTTCCTATTATACATAAAGAAATAGCAAGTGTCAACATGAAAATCTAAAAAACGTAGAAAAATGTTGCGAAAAACACTTGACAATCTCAAAAACATAGACTACAATAAAAACACAGTCTAAAAAACGTAGATTTAGGAGGTTGAAAATATGAGTATCAATGAGCGTTTGAGCGTCTACGTCAGTGAAAACGGAATCAAGCAAGTTTATATCGCGCAAAAAACGGGGCTTACCCCCGATACCGTTTCTAAAATGTTGAACGGAAGCCGCCGAATTCTTGCTGACGAATTCTTGTTGATCTGCAACGCGCTTAACATTGACCCGAATATCTTTCGAAATAAATCAGCATAAGGGGGCTTGACTATGCAGACATTGACGATCACGTCGGGAAACGCCGTGGCGGTCAAGCCGAAAGCGATTCCAAAACACCGGGCCGATTCGCTGGCCCGCAGCCACTTCACGCCGTCGAACGTTTCTTCGCCTTGCCGGGCGTCCTGAGACGCCTATCCACCACAAAGTTGGACTACCCGTATGAAAGGAAAATGACACGATATGTCAGTTAAAATTTTTACAAAAAAAATAACCTCGTGGGAAAGCTTACCCGTGCTTTTAGACATTGAAACGGTATGCTGCCTTTTGCAGTGTTCAGAGAATACGGCGATAAAGCTTTGTAAGAACGGGGAAATCAAAGGAAAAAAGCTCGGCAATATGTGGCGAGTAAGCAGAGACAGTCTGCGCGATTTCTTTATGAACTAAAGGAGATTTAAAATGATTATCAGCACAACACTTGAAGCGTTAGGCATTGCGGCGTTGATAGCCGCTTATTATCACGAAGACAAATTTATTAAATTCGAAAGCGACTGTCGCGAAATATATCGCGCGTGCAAGCGTCAGGGAATATCGGCTTGCGACTTGTTTAAGATGATTTGCCGCGAGGAGCTGAAAAAATGATTTCGAATAAAAGGACAAAAAACCGCAGAATCATTGCTCGGCACAATGACGACCCGGAAAAGAAAGAATATATTCCAGATCCGAATTTTCCGTATAGCATTTGCCAAACTTGCGCATTCCTATACAAGCCGAATCAATGCATGCAAATACAAATGTGCGTAAGCCTCGCCGACCAAGGCAAGCCGCGAGACAGAAACGCGACAAACGAGCATTGCGACACATACAAGCCGAAGAGACGAGAGGTTAAGCCGTGGTGAATGAAGAAGAGCTTCGCCCGTTCCTTTTTGAAAGCAAATACGGCTACCGAGTGAACATAAGGAATCCATATGTCGCAAAGCTGTTTATACGCTTCAGAGATAAGCTCGGGCTTCCGACATGGTGCCCGTGCAACGACATAGAAAGGCTCGAATTTGAGACGGCGGTTATTCCGCTGCTCGAAAAAAAATACGGAACAAAAGCCCCGAAAGTCAATGTGCCGCAACATATCAGAGAGCGGCTACCGGTTGAGCTTGTAGCGACCCTCTACGGCTTAGACGAAGAATTCATGTTGAATTTAGAAAAAAACACAAAAAAATAGCCGCCCTGCGCAGCAACGCAAGACGGCCGCCCGGTAAATACCGAAGCAAAATCATGTATAAATAGTATATCAAGGAATTCGGTATTTGTCAAATTTTCGAAACGTCCGTTTGGGCGTTTGGCGGCCTTGTATTGTATCGTATCTTTTCGGACAAAAAGAAGACGCAAACGGCTACAATGCAAAAGAAAAGGAAGTGACAAATACTTTGTTTTATAATAATCAGTCAGTCAATCAGTCATTCGATGACACGCTCGGAAAAATCAAAGCCCAAATTGAAATAGACAGTATCCCTGTTGAGCTTCTATTACAAGCTGAAGAGCTTGCGGTTATCATCGCCGAGGTTATGAGGCTTCGGCAATCTGACGCGCTCAAGGTCGGAGGGGTTATACGCCCAGCAGGAGATGTTCAGGCTGTTTTCTCGAAAATCGAAAACGAGCACATCATATACGTGCTTGAGCATTACAACGAAGTGCCGTATCGAATACGGAATCCGAAACAGTACCTGCGCACGGCTCTTTATAACTCCGTTTTCGAAATCAACAACGCCGCTGCGAACCTATACAGTGCCACGGAAGGCGGGCGGCCATGAACAGAGAGAAGCGAACCTACTCGGGCAAGCTCCTTGACGTGGATTTCTACCCGGTTTTTTCGGACGGTCGGCGAATGCCATCGCGCAAACCGAAAACAAAGCCATCTACTGCCGAACAAGAAAAATACAACCGAAACAAAGCCGTGCGGGAATTCTGCCGGATTGTTAACGCAAATTTCGATGAAAAAGATTATTTTATGCATCCGACGTTTACGCCGCTTTCGGCACCCAAAAGCAGAGAGGAAGCAAAAAAAATCTTAGCGAATTACCGAGCGCGGGTTCAGCGACGGCGAAAAAAAGAGTTAAAAAAAGCGAAGCTTGCATTATCGGTGATCCCGGAGCGGAAAGAGCTGAAAGAACAGCGAAAAGAGCTTGTTGAAAAAATCAACGTTCTGTCCCGTCCGTTCAAATATGCGTACACGATTGAAGAGGTCACATATAAGACGGGAATTTTAAAGGGGCGGACAAACTATCATTACCACCTATTCATCACCGGCGGCTTGGATGACAGGCTTATGGAGAGAATGTGGGATAAGGGCGTTCGAGTTAACGTCAACAATTATCAGCCGGAGCGGTTCGGCCCGGAAACGGCGGCAAAATATATGCTTAAAAGCACGCCCGAAGCAGGGAAGAAAAAGTACATCTGCTCGCGGAATATGACCCCGCCGCGAGTGCCGGATCCGTCAAGGCGAGACGGCAGAACGTCAAATCGCCAGCTTGAGAAATGGGCGAAAGAGCGAGTAAATGACGCGGAGTTTTGGGAGCGGAAATACAAAGGCTACCGATTCGAGCGTTGCTTCGCTCGGAAAAACCCATATAACGGGCATTGGTACATATCGGTGATTATGTATCGGGCGACAGCGGAAATGCCGCCGTGGACGCTCGACGATTGGGGGGTGTATGAGTAGCAACAATTAACAAAATTTCGGAGGTATAAAAAATGATAATCTCAGGAGAAGGCTCAAAAACAATGAGTGAGAGCGAAGAGCAAATATGCCTTTTTCGGTGGGCGCAATGGGCTTGCGGCAAATATCCCGAACTTAAATTGCTGTTCCACGTCCCGAACGAGGGAAAAAGAAGCGTGTATACCGGAGCACGTATGCGTTCGGAAGGGCTAAGAGCCGGTGTCCCGGACATCTGCTTACCCGTGGCAAAAAAAAGATATCACGGTTTGTTTGTTGAGATGAAAGCCGGAAAAAACAAGCCGACCGCAAACCAAATAGAATGGCTTTCGTCTCTCGAAGAACAAGGATATATGACGGCCATATGTTACGGCTGGGAAGCCGCGAAAGCCGTTATTGAAAATTATCTCAAGTAAAAAGGGTGGGAAAAATGATACACGAACTAAAAATCAAGCCTCAATATTACGAAGATGTTAAAATCGGGCTTAAACCATTCGAAATAAGAAAAAACGACCGAGATTTCAAGCCCGGTGACATTCTTATTTTGAATGAATATAGCCTTGATGACAGCGGAGCGGGAACATACAGCGGCCGTGCCCTTACAGTAAGGGTTACATATCTGTTGAACGACCCTGAATATTGCAAAGAAGGTTATGTAATTCTTGGGATCATCCCGGTAGGAGAACGCCATGGATAAGATTTTATATTACGTAATAGCGGTCTTTTTGATAATATCGGCCGTTGTGGTTTCGGTCGTCGCAATTAAAGCCATCATCAATTTTATTGTTTTTATTGCCGCGGCAGTAATAATGAATTAAGGAGCACAAAAAATTAAATTAAAGAAAATAGAGCAAATTCTAAAACGAAACAAAACGATAATACTCTATCATGGACCGGATGATATACAGTTTTTGAGCGACGGAACGGCTCTTTACCCTATGTTTAATCTTCCGGAATTAACCAAAGAAAGCATATTTACAATGTTCGACATTCCGGAGGAAAAAGCATCTAAATTTCTTTTCGAAATACGCGCACTTTCTCAGTCGCTCGATGTAAATGTAAAAGACATCGACCCCACCGAAAATTTGCTCGAAAGAAGTAAAATATCGATTTGTTTAAACGGAATCGAGCTCGAACCGTTAAAGACATCGCAAGGGATTAAGTACATAAACACGCGATATTTGGAGCCATTCGCTGATATAGAAACAGGATATGAGATATACGAAAGAACAAGAGAAGACGGAATGGTGTATTTCGCAATTAAAAGCGGGCTCATATTGTGCGGTGTCGTGCTTCCGAGTTTCGGAGACGAAAAGTTCATAAAAGAGCTGCTTAAAGAGATTTTGCAATACACTACCGACGAAGAATAAAAACATTCAAGAAAAGAGGAAAAGTCATGAACGACAATATTTTATGCGCCATTGAGTCGCTTTGCGACGATATAGCCACCAACACAAACGCAAAGGACAACCAAAAGAGAGCAAATGCAATTTTAGCTCTTGCTTTCGCCGGGAAATTCACGCCCGAGGAAATCAAAGAGGACTACACCGAGGAGGACTCCGCAGCGGGAGCGAAAAAAGATAAAATCGAAATTCCGAAACCCGGCGAGCAATTCGAGTATAACGGCGTTAAGTTTACCGCTCTCGGAGAGGAGCAGGGCGGCGTGCTTGCCATTGTTTCGGAACTGCTCGAGGAGGAAATGCCGCTCGACGAAAGCAATAAAAATGACTGGCGCACCTCCTCGCTCCGTAAATACCTTAACGGAGAATACCTCGAACAATTCAACCGCGGCGACCTCCTACCGTTTGTATCGGACTTGACAGCCGATGACGGCATGAAAGACTACGGCACCGCCGAGGATTACGTTTTTATTCTCTCGTGCGACCTTTACCGCAAATACAGAGAGTTTGTGCCGCGCTTTAATAATTGGTGGTGGACTCTTACGCCTTGGACTTGCAGCCATTTTTGCGCGGACGACGCGCGATTTGTCGTTCCAGGCGGTGCGGTGAGCGTAAACAAAGCGCACAACGATTACGGCGTAGCCCCCGCTTGTCTGTTCAATCACAAAATCTTTAAGTAATCTGCGCCGATAGGCGCGTATGGAGGCGGCAATATGGAAAAACACATTTTAACATACACGAGCGACGGCACCGATAAAACCGCCGTCGCAATTACAAAAATAAGAAACTCAGGCACCGACATTATAGGCGAGATTGTTTATATGGGTACCGACGAGGGCGCAGTTATCCTTGAGGACTTAATAGAGCACCCAGGTTATAACGCTCTTGCTAAAGAGGTCAAGGAACTCCGCGACGCAGCAGAACGGCGCAGAGAGCGCACAATACGAAAAGTAGAGCAAGCTCTCGGGTTAAAGCTCTACGATTGGCAAAAAGCATTTATTTTCTACAATAAACCCTACAATTACTATGTAAGCGGCTATAGAAAAACGGGAAAAACCCTTGCTCATTGCCTCCGCCTTTGCTTATCCGAGGGCGAGCCGATTATAGCGGCACTCACACCTCCCACAAGGGCGAAAAACGAATTTTTGCGCTATCTTGGCGAGGACGGCTGCTCCATACACCACTCGCAATTCTTTATAAATGAGTTGCGACAAGTTTATAACAAGCTCCTCGCGGCGGGAAATATCGACCTCCGCGAGATAACATTTAAGAGGTAAATATGGAAAGTATCAAAATTGAAAAAGACGGCTCTGTATCTATTCCTAAACCTGGCAATATAAAAATTACGGTAGAAATGACCGAGGAACTCTTTGAGGAGTTTTTGCAATTCCGGAAAAGCAAAGACGAGTACGACAACCGAGCCTCGAAAGAAATCGAGGGCTTGCGCCGCCGTATGGAATTTTTAGCAAAAGCGGTTATTAACTCGGTGGAGGGCGAAACTGCCAAAGCAAAAAAAGAGGCTAAAGAGGAGGCTCTCGAGCTTGCTAACGATTGGTTTTGTTGAGAGGTGCCCGACTACATAGGCGTTGAACACTAAAAACAAGGAGGCAAACAATGATACCTTTTCCAAATAAAAAATACAGCGTTATATACGCAGATCCGCCATGGGCTTATCGGACATATTCTAAGAAAGGACAGGGACGGTCAGCGGAAAGCCACTATCCGACGATGTGCATTGAAGACATCAAGGCGCTTCCGGTTGGTAATCTGGCAGCTAAGGACTGCGCTCTGTTTCTCTGGAGTACGTTCCCGTGCCTATGTGAAGCGCTCGAAGTGTTGACAGCATGGGGATTTTCCTATAAAACCGTGGCGTTTGTCTGGATTAAGCAAAACCGAAAAAACGATGACTTTTTTACTGGTATGGGTTATTGGACAAGAGCCAATGCAGAAATCTGCATTCTTGCGACCAAAGGTCATCCCAAACGGGTTGATGCCGGTGTTCGTCAAGTGATCCTCAGTCACATTGAGGAACATTCCAAGAAACCAGACGAAGCACGAAAACGCATCGTTCGGCTGATGGGAGACATTCCCCGCGTTGAACTTTTTGCAAGGAATACAACACCGGGCTGGGATGTCTGGGGAAACGAGGTAAACAAGTATGGCAACTAAAATATACATAGCCGGAAAAATCACCGGCGATCCCGATTATAAGGCAAAGTTTGAGGAGGCTGAAAATTTCTACAAAAAAAAGGGCTTCACCGTACTCACACCCACCTGTATGCCCATCGGTATGCAGCCTGCTGATTATATGCGTATCTGCTTTGCAATGATTGATACAGCAGATGTGGTTGCTTTCCTGCCAGACTTTAAGCAGAGTGCGGGCGCAGAGGTTGAGCACGCATATTGCCGCTACATTGATAAGATCATCCGGCATTATGAGGATGATAGGAGCAAAGCACAGTGTGCTGCCAAGATTTCAGCGGATCTTTTAATGCCAATGGCGGCACCGGCTATGCCGGATCCTGTCGAAGAAATTAAAAAGGCTATTGAAAAAGACCTCCACAAAGGGCTATACCCCGACTTTTTGGGGGAGGTAAAGCCTTGAAACACTACGGCGATATAACAAAGATAAACGGCGGCCTTGTTGAACCCGTCAATGTGATTATTGGCGGCAGCCCGTGCCAGGATCTCTCTGTTGCGGGCAAACAGGCAGGGCTTGCCGGTGAACGGTCCGGGCTCTTTATGGAGCAATTACGGATAATAAAAGAAATGAGGAGGGCTGACCTTGAACGAAGCAGAACAGGAAAAGACACCCGCCCAAGGTATATGGTGTGGGAAAATGTGCCCGGAGCTTTCAGCTCCAACAAAGGAGCCGATTTCAGCATCGTGCTCCAAGAAACCGCAAAAGTGGCCTGCGAACAAGCCCCCGCTGTTCCTATCCCTAAAAACGGATGGCCTCCAGCCGGATGCCTTACCGATGTGGGAGGACAATGGAGCATTGCGTGGCGAGTATTTGACGCACAGTTTTGGGGTGTGCCCCAAAGACGAAAACGCATCGCACTTGTCGCAGATTTTGGAGGTCTCACCGCACCCGAAATACTCTTTGAGCGCCAGGGCGTGTCTGGGCATATTAAACCGTGCAGAAAAGAGGGGCAAGCAACTCCCGGAAATATTGAAACTTGCTTTAATACAGCAGGCTCAACGAGGGGGGCTTATTGCATACAAGGCAACTGCATCGACAGAGCCGACACCGCAGGATGCAACGGAAAAGGATGGACCGAGGGCGTAAGCTACACCCTTAACACCATTGACCGCCCCGCCGTACTCCCTTTTGTACCAAGCCCGCCACAAGGTGATGTTGTGGTTTTTGAGCCGGGATCCTGTTCCCGTCTTGGCGGGTATATCTGGCAAGACGGAAAAGCACCTACTTTGAGAGCGCAAAGCGGCGATAATCAGCCCGCCATAGCACTTGAAAACCATCCGGCTGACAGCAGGGTTAAAATCGCCGAGGATGGTATAGTACAAACCCTTAACGCCCGAATGGGCACCGGGGGGGGGAATGTTCCCCTCGTTATGTGCCTACCAAAAAGCCATAGGGAGCCTTTGTGCACGGGACAGCCGAGGGATCGGCAACCAATATGTGCAGGAGGGCAAGCTGTTCATTATGGAGGTACAAAAGCAATGATAATGTTTGAAAATTACCAATTTGCAAATTGGCGCCCTGGCTGCGGAACGCTTAAAGCCAGTGGCGGCGATTACGGGGGGGGCTCGGAAAACTTGATTGTAGATAATAAACCAATAGGAGTGCAGATTTTGCAAGATCCTATAAGTGAGGAAAATAAAACACCTTGCCTTTCGGCAGGCAGCCCAACCGGGCAGGCGGCGCTTGGTGTGTGCACCGAGTACATTGTGCGGAGGCTTACACCGCTTGAGTGTGAACGCCTGCAAGGCTTTCCGGATGGTTGGACGGATATAGGCGAATGGACGGACAGCAAAGGCAAAGTACATAAAGAGAGCACCGACAGCGCGCGCTACAAAGCCCTCGGCAACAGTATAGCCATACCGCCCTGGACTTATGTATTACAACGGCTTTCACTATGCTGCGGTGCAAAGCCCACAATGGCGAGTTTATTTGACGGTATAGGCGGTTTTCCGTATATCTGGGAAAGCCTTAACGGCAAAGGCTCTTGTGTATGGGCAAGTGAAATTGAGGACTTTCCTATTGCAGTAACAAAGTATCATTTTCCGGAGGAGGTAACCAACGATGGCTGATACCGATAAATGCGCCGACAGGTCGAAGAATAAGGGGAGTTAAAAAATGATTATCACAGCTAAAATAAAAGTTGAGGTTCCGATGGGATTTTATTGTAAGAAATGTCCGAGAAAAGAGCGCGACGAGAAACATTTTATGTTTTGCACTCTTTTCAATCGTTATCTTTACATACGAAAAGGCGAGTACCTTAAATGTCGAGAGTGTGTGAATGCACTCTATGATGAAATAGACAGCATGTAAAGGAGAAAAAATGCAATACATACCATATGCCGTTACGGCGGCAGCGATAATCGGTACAATCGGAAACAGTTATAAAAAAGTGTGGAGCTTTTACATTTGGATTTTCACAAACGCTTTTTGGTGCGTTTTCAACCTGAAGAATCATAGCTACGCACAGTCAATCTTATACGCTGTTTATTTTTTCTTGGCAATAATCGGAATTGCACAGTGGAGGAAAAAAGAAAAATGACACTTGTTGAGCTTAACAATCTTCGATACATAGAGAAAGAAATAATATTGCTTCAGCTCAGAATACGAGAGCTTGAAAATGAAACCGAGCGCATAACTCCGATTTTAACGAATCTGCCCGGCAGCGGAGATAAGAAAAGCTCAATTGTCGAACAGCTGGTCGAAGAAAAAGAAAAACTCGGAGCGGCCCTGCAAACGCGGCAGGAAGAACGAAGAAAAGCCATGCGCTTTATAAACGGAATCCCCGATTGTCAGCTTCGAATAATTTTCATTTTGCGTTTTATTTCCGGAAAGAGCTGGAACGAGGTTGCCGACTATATCGGCGGCGGCAACACAGAACAAGGCGTGTGCATGCGCGCACTTCGGTATCTTCGAAAATTTGAAAGTTGTTAAATATGTTAAACTCCTTTTTGATAATATAAGATCAGAGAGAAACCTGATTATAAAACAAAGAGGTGCGATATGGCTAAGACTGGCAGGAAATCCAAATACGACGCCGAAATTAAGCCGCATCTTGCCGAAATTGAAAAAGCGGTTAAAAACGGCGCGACAATAACAGAAATCGCAACGGCGCTGAATATTGCCGAAAGCACAATTTACAAATACAAGAAAGAGAAAAAGGAGTTTTCGGCGATATTTGCGCGCGGGCGCGCGTCTATAATTATAGACATTCGAGGAGCTTTGCTAAAAAAAGCCCTTGGGTATGATTACGAAGAAGAAAAAAAGGTCGGAAGGAAAGACAAAAAAGGCGAAAACATAATGATTGTTGAAAAATACAAAAGGCATCAGCCGCCGAGCGAAACAGCCGCCGCAATGCTCCTTCGAAATTACGATACGAAATGGATCGACAAAGATAATGCGACGACCGAGCTAAAAAAACAAGAGTTTGAGCTACGAAAAACAATTTCCGAAAGTAATAATTTTGATTTAGATTGGGAGGACAAAAATGACTGATAGCGAGAGAATTTGTTATGTTTTGAGCGAAAACAACTGTAAATTTGAAGGCTTAACAAAAGAACAAATTTTATCGGCAATTGAGCAGGCGGTTGACTCCGGGAAAATAAAGGATGTTGACACAGGATTTATAACGAAAATTAAGGAGCAAAACAAAAACGCCGGCTTAATGTTTTGGGTTGGCAATCAAGCCGAATATAATGCGCTGGAAAGCAAAAAAAACAACTGTCTTTACATAATTACCGACGACAGGAAAAACGAAAGTATTGAACTTATTTGGCTAAATCTGGGAGAACTCAACGACATAGCAGACGGGGCAATGCAATGCGTCTACGAGAGTAATGACTCGATCCCATTTGATGTTAATTTTACAGGTGACGGACAATTCAAAGAATTCGACCTTTCTTTCGGCGATTATAAATACGATCCGACAAGAGATGTTGTTGTTGCTGAGATTTCAAACAAGCAAACAATACCGCTTGTCGAACGTTGCTTTTTTGCGCTAACGCTTAGAAAAAAGGGATATAATAACGGCACTTACGGCATGAAACTTGGTATTTGCATCGTAAGTGGGCTTGGCAATTCACCGTGTCCGTATCTGCACGTATCGTACAAACTTCTCAGAAAATCATACGGGGTGTCATAATGGCTTACATTAACGGAAAAGAAATCCTTTTGTCGGCACAACTAACCGGGCTTGTAAACATCGACAGCGAAATGTCGGACACAAGCGAAAACCCGGTGCAGAACAAGGTCGTTAAAGCTTATGCAGACGGATTGGCTAAATACAGAATTATAAGCGATGTGACTATAACTGAAGACATCGGTACATATTCAATATCACAAGATAGCAACGGCAAAGAGTTCGATTTACGGAAAATGTTCTTCTTGTTCATAGGTAAATTTGACGCGGCTTTAAGCAATAAAGCGTTGTCACTACGAACAAACGGCGGGAGGCAATACCTAATGTACAAAGGCTTTACTCTCACAACTGACAAAGAGTGCGCTTTTTGGCTCGAAGCGGAAAACTTCTTGCGAACGAATGCGGATAGTGGCATAAAAAGCACATATTCGGCTACTTTGCCTCAACAATTCTCGAATGGACACGCTCAAGGATTGGCCGACAACAATGTTGCTGTGTATTCAGACATTTCATTCCAAAAAACAGACCCAAGTCATCCGCATCCGATGAGCGAGGTTGCATTCGGCGTCCATAATGGGACAATCAAAATGAAATCGGGAAGTCGTTTTATACTTTTCGGCATTGATTATTGAGGAGGACTGAATTATGCGTATGTATGACAACGGCATATACAGAGATATGACCAAGGAAGAAGAAGCCGCTGTAATGGCAATAACAGAGCAAGAAGAAACAGCAAACAAGGACGGTTTAACGTCTCTTGCTGAGGGATTAAGCACGGCGACATCACTCGCACAGGTGCGGTCGGCGGCGAAGTCCGTTCTTGCAGATGAAAGCGAGGGAGTAAATGAGTGATGCAGTAGCCGTCGCGATTATCTCGGGTGGACTTGCCCTCTTAGGCGTGATTATTACGTCAATAAGCACATCACGCAGAATGACCGCACAGCTTGAGCGTAATCAGGCTGTGACGGACACGAAGCTTGAAGAGCTTACACGCGAAGTAAGGCTTCATAACAACTTCGCGCAGCGTATTCCCGTAATAGAGCGCGACATTAAGATAATAAATCATCGAATAGACAATTTAGAAAAAAATCACAAAGGAGTGTAAAAAATATGAAAATCAACATCAAGCAGAGGTTCAAAAACAAGACGTTCGTGATATCGCTGATCACGCTTATATTGGCGACGATTTATCAAATCCTCGGTATGTTCGATATCGTACCTAAGGTGAGCGAGGACACATTGACAGGTGTTTTAATGCTTGTCGTCAACTTTTTGTCTGCACTCGGAATACTCGTTGACCCGACAACTGAGGGCTTGAACGATAGCGCAAGAGCTCTCACGTACGGCACGGAAGACGATGTAAGAAAGAATGAAGAAACGGGCGGATATGCGGCAGGAATGCTTTTCTCCGGGCGCAATAGAGTAACGCAGCCGTACACCTACAATGTGAATACCAAAAAGGGGCACGGCGGTATAGACATTGTCGGCGACAATGATAAAACCGTCCACGCGGTAGAGGGCGGCACCGTATCAATGGTTTCCGTCTGGGACGGCAAAACAAAGACAGGAACGCAGAGCTACGGTAACCTTGTTGTTATAACCGATTCAACCGGCAAGCGACACTTCTACGCACATCTTGCGTCTATCTATATGCATAAGGGTCAGAGGGTATCTGCCGGTGATGTTGTCGGCATAATGGGTGACACCGGCAACAGCTTCGGTGCACATACTCATTACGAGGTTCGCACCGGTCAAGGCACGGTTACACGTATCAATCCTGCCGAGTTCTGCGGCGTTCAGAACGCCAAGGGTACATATGTGAACAATGCGTCTACTGCTTCACCTGCTCCGTCACACAGAGGCACAGCTTACACTATGACTTGTAAGATGCTATATGTTCGCAAAGGTCCGTCTGTAAGGTATCGCCGAGTCGGGCAGATCTCAAGAGGCGAGATATTCTATGTCGTGGCTTGTCAGGGTAACTGGTGTCAACTTGAGAGCGGCAACTGGATGTGTGCCGGTAAGTATCTTAAGAGAGTGTAATGTTTACAAGTTTATCGCAGTTTTACAACTCCGATATCTGGAAAGCAACGCGCGCAAAAATCATAGAAGAGCGTAAGGACGAATACGGCATTGTGCATTGTGAATACAGCGGCGTGCCGCTGATTAACGGATATGACATAATCGCGCATCACAAAATACCGTTAACGCTTGACAATGTTAACGATTATTCCATTTCGTTAAATCCCGAAAACATAATGCTTGTCTCACATAAAGCACATAATGAAATACACAAACGCTTCGGGTATGGCTCGGGGCGCAAGGTGTATTACGTTTACGGTGCTCCGTGTTCAGGGAAAACAACATTTGTGAATAACATTAAAGGCAACAGCGATATTGTTTGCGACATTGACAGCATATGGCAGTGCTTGACGGGCGGCGAGCGATACGACAAGCCGACCGCATTAAAACAAAATGTATTCGAGGTACAGCGCACAATTTTAGATATGATTAAAAACCGCTTCGGCAATTGGGAACGCGCATACATAATCGACGGCGGCGCGGCCAAAACTCCGCGCAACAATCGCATTAAGGATTTAGGCGCGGAGCCTATATTCATTGACACGGACAAAGAGACGTGTCAGAAGCGTTTGGCTTCTGACAAAACAAGAACGCAAACACAGCGTGAGGAGTGGCAGAGATACATTGATAAATGGTTTTCCGATTATCAAGAAGCGTAATGCTTTTTTTGATAAATAAAATCTCCTTTTCTTTTGTGCCGATAACGCGGCGGCAAATAATACCGCGTTTCCTCCCGGAGATATCCCGCCCTGTCACGCCGGAAATTGGGTGTCTTCCATACTGTGCGCCCCTCCTACTTTTCGCACGGAGCAATTTTTTGAGAATCGAGAAGTTTTTGGCGAAACTTTTGAAAAAATAGGACCTTTTGAAAACTCTATAAACAACATTAAAGAAGATTATAACTGGGGGCTGAAAAGTGACTCGTTTTGAAGAATTGAAAAGTTACATTTCGGCTTTGCCCGATGACATACAAGCTATATTGACTCCGGCTCTGAAAGATATTGTTTATGAAGAAGAAATGCTGCGTAAATTTCGCGACAATCCAAAGACGAAAACAAACGCGGCGATGTATAAGGCTTACAGGCAGACTAAACAGATATATCAGGCCGATTTGAAAATGATTTTGTGGCAGCTGCGACAAAACGAAACATCGGCGGCTGATGATCTGCTCGCAAAACTAAAGGACTTTGAGTAATGGAAATTAAAGAATTTGATATTTGCGAATTAAAAGCTTATGAGAATAACCCGAGAAAAAATGAGGCAGCAGTTGAGAACGTTGCAAATTCAATTTATGAATTCGGCTTTAAGGTGCCTATCATTATTGATAAAAACAAAACAGTTGTTTGTGGTCATACAAGACTTAAAGCGGCTGAATTATTAAAACTTAAAAAAGTACCTTGCATTGTTGCCGACGATTTAACGCCCGAACAAATAAAAGCTTTCAGATTAGCCGACAACAAAGCCGCAGAGCTTGCCGAGTGGGATTTTGAAAAGTTAGATGAAGAGCTTAACCAACTTGCAATGTTTGATTTCGATATGTCACAATTCGGATTCGAAAATACCGGCGTTTTTGACAATTTATTAAATGAGCAGAAAATCGTCGAGGACGAAGCTCCCGGTATTGATGATGAAACCGAGCCTGTTTGTAAACTGGGCGACATATGGCAGCTTGGCAGGCATCGGCTTATGTGTGGTGATAGCACCAAGAAAGACTCGATAAAAAAACTGTTGGACGGTAAAACGGCCGACATGTTATTCACAGATCCACCCTACGGATATAGCTATAAATCAAATATGCGAACGAAAAGCAAAAAATTTGATGTAATAAAAAATGACGACAAGATCTTAGATTTTATAGACGTTATCTATGATAGTGTAAAAGGCTTTGTCTTTGTTTGTACCACTTGGAAGGTCTTGTCACAATGGCTTCCTCTCTTTCAAAAATATTATGAATTATCAAATATGATAATTTGGGAAAAAGGCGGGGGTGGTATCGGAGATTTAAAACATACTTTTTCAACTGACTATGAGATTATATTGTGTTCAAACAATGGAAAAGAAATAACTGGAAAACGAATCGGCAGTGTATGGAGCATAAAGAAAGACGGAAGCAACAATTATGAACATCCCACACAAAAGCCAGTTCAATTAGCAGCAACGGCTATAAAAAATACAACCGTTCCGAATAACAATGTTCTTGACGTATTTGGCGGCAGCGGGTCAACGCTTATTGCTTGTGAACAGTTAAATCGAAACTGTTTTATGATGGAATTAGACCCGAAGTACTGTGACGTTATTATAAAAAGATGGGAACAGTATACGGGAGAAAAAACTTTAAAATTGTGAAAACTTATCTTGAAGAATACAACTACCTGATACAAGGCAGACACGTTATTGCTGGCTATTGGATAAAAAAAGAAATTGAAAATCTTATCGAAGATTTGCAAAACCCGGCTTATATTTACGATACGGACGAAGCGCATAAAAGAATTAAATTTATGCAAACTTTATGTCTGCAAAGCAAACATCCGTATTTCGGAAAGCCTCTTGAGCTTATGCCGTGGCAGCTTGCATTCTGGGAAACTGTTTACTCTTTCAAAATGAGTGATACAAAACTACGCCGATTTGTTGAAGTGCTCCTTGAAATCGCGAGAAAAAACGGCAAAAGCACAATGTTAGCCGGCGACGGGAATGCCGATTTGTTTATCGGGACCGGAGGCTCGGAAGATTGCTGCGCATCAAATGATGATAGGCAAGCAAAATATATATGGCGAGAAATCGCCGGAATGCGTGACCGGCTGGACCCGAAAAAGGCTATAACAAGCCGAAATTTAGTTGAAATTCGAAACGACCGAAAGAACATCATCATCTCGCGTATGTCGAGCAAAACGCAAAACAAAGACGGCGGCAATTATACAAAAACGTACCTTGACGAAGCTCACGACATAGACGAAGAGAACGGTAACAGCGAAATAGCCGAGGCTTGTTGGCGCGGTATGTCAACCAAAGATGATCCGTTATTTATAACTTGCACAACGCAAGGCTTCAGCCGTGATGGCTGCTTTCTTGATAAAAAGATAGCGCACGCAAAAGCAGTTATCGAGGGCGAAAAAGAAGATATACACTTTTTGCCATTTCTTTATGAACAAGACAATGAGCAAGAAATTTGGCAAGACGAGAGCAGCTGGGAAAAGTCGAATCCGTCTTTGCGATACGGAGTTAAAAAAATGTCAAAACTCCGCCGCGACGTTGACCTTGCTCGGACTGATAAAGAAGCACGATTGCATCTGCTTTGTAAAGATTTCAACATCAAACAAAACAGTGCGCAGGCGTGGCTTCGTTCTGAAGACTTTATGTATTTGCAAGAAAAACAAAGCCTTGAAAATTTTCGCGGCTGTTTCTGCTTAGGGGCACTTGACTGCTCGCAGACAACGGACCTTACAAATTTAAAGCTTTTATTTATGCGGCCAAACGATAACACAAAATATGTTTTTTCGCATTATTGGATTCCGGAAAGCAAATTGACCGACAGCTCAGACAAGAGCGCGGGTGCTCGTTATGAAGAATGGGCGCAAGCAGGATATATAACGATAAGTAAAGGAAGCATCATCGATTTAACTGATGTAACACGCTATATCTCAGAGCTTAAAGACCTTTATAACATACGCATTTTAAAATGCGGATACGACAAAGCATACGCTCGTGAATTTGAAAAGAGCATCGACGATTTAAGCCCGACTATGCGTGAACCCATAAATCAAAAAGTAATGTCAACGCCGATGAAATGGGTTGAGCGCGATTTTGAAAATCACGTTATAAATTACGGAAACAATCCCGTCGACGCTTGGTGTTTGGGTAATGCTTGCTGCTATATCGACCGGCACGAAAATTACAGTTGTAAGAAATCACAGGCGAGCAAACGAATTGACGGAGCGGTTGTTTTTATAATTTTATATGCAACGCTTTTAAAGTTTAATTCGGAATTTCAAAACGCAATAAAATAGGGGTGATTCACACGGGATTATTTGATTTGTTTAAATCGAAAAAGAAAAAACAAAGCGGGCTGACATATGCGCCGACGATGACCGGAAATGCACCGTTTTACTCTTCTTTCGGTGAAAGCGTTTACGCTTCGGACATAATAGTTCAATCAATCCGCTGTAAAGCGAATGAGTTCAAAAAACTCGACCCGCGACATATTCGGACAACTAACGGTGAACAATCGGTAGTGAGCGATAGCAGCATCGCAAAGGTTCTGAAAAGGCCGAATGGGTACATGACCACGGCTGACTTTTTGGAAAAAATAACAATTTTGCTTGAGCTTACAAAAAACGTGTTTATTTATCCGACATATTATAAAACAAACGGCGGCGAAAAATATTACACGGGGGTTTATCCGCTGAAGCCGTCTGAAGTTCAATATATGACCGACGCAGCAGGCGATTTGTATTTGAATTTGAGATTTGCAAACGGTTATGAAATAACGCTTCCTTCAGATAGCGTTATACATTGGAGAAAAGATTACGGAGTTAATGATTATTTCGGCGGCGGAATGTTCGGCGGCGATGACAACTCCGGGCTCTTAACAATGCTTCAACGCTACGACCAATTGACGCAGAGCATCGCAAAAGCGGTTAAATGTTCTTGCCAAGTGAATGCGGCGATAAAGGTAAATACATATGCTGAAACGGATGAGCTTAAGCAGAAACGCGAAGAATTTGAGGCTGATATTATTGACAATAAGAGCGGACTACTTGTCATGGATCAGTCAAGCGAATTTGTGAGCATTCCGCGAGACATAAAGCTTGTTGATGCCGACACGCTCAAATTTTTTTACGACACAATTTTGCGCGCCAACGGGTGCAGCCTCCCAATACTTAACGGCGATTATACAAAGGCACAAAAAGAAGCTTATTACGAGCACGCACTCGAAGCAGACATAAAAAGCTTGGGGCAAGCTATGTCACGAGTGCTTTTTACCGAACGCGAGGCGGCATTCGGTAATGAGATAATTCTATATCCTAACGACATATCGTTTATGTCGATGGAAAATAAATTGACGGCATTGCAAATTGGGCTACCTGCCGGCATATTCACAAAAGACGAAGCCCGAGAGTTGTTGGGATATGCACCCATTGAGGGCGGCGACGTAATGCCAAGAGGATATAACGAAATAGACACGACAAGCACAGGCGAAAGCGAGGAAAAAAACGATGAGTAAAAAAAGAAACGATTATTTTTTACAGCGCGGCTTTACCGCCGAATTCAGAGCGGCGGGAGCAGATGACGACAACACAGGACATATCGTCGATGGCGTCGCAGCTGTCTGTGAGCAAGAAACACGTATACAAGATTTTTTCGGAGAATTTATCGAGGTCATTCGAAAAGGCGCGTTTGACGAAACAAACTTTGACGACGTGCGCTTCTTAGTGAATCACGATTTTAACGGCATTGCTCTTGCCCGAAGCCGGCGGAATAACAAGAGTGATAAACCTAACACAATGCAGCTTTTCGTAGACGATAACGGCGATGTGAATATAAAGGCAGATCTTGACACGGAAAACAACGAACAGGCCCGTGCTCTCTACTCGGCCATAAGCCGCGGCGATATGGACGGAATGAGCTTTTGCTTTTACGTTTCGGAAGATAATCAGAGATGGAGTGAGCGCGACGGGGTAAATGTTCGTGAAATATTGAAGGTCGATAAAGTTATCGAAGTTTCAGCTGTTAACTTCCCGGCATATGGGGGAACTAACATAGATAGCCGGTCGCTGGATAGTGACCGCCGAGCACTGGATAGGGCTCGTATCGCGTTGGATAACGCAAAAAAAACGAAGCCTGATTACAAGGCAAAAACTTTAATTACAATGTACAAAAAGTGAGGTAATGAACATGAAAGAAAAACTCTTAAAGCTTTTAAACGCAAAAAAAGAGCAGCGAGACGCTCTTAACAAATCAATGATTGAGAGCGAGAACAAAGAAGAGCGCGCCGCTATCGGCGAAACTCTTAAAGCTCTTGGCGAAGAGATCAACGAAGTTGAAGAAATGCTCGCACAGGTTGACGAGCCCGCAACCGGTGATGATGGCGCAACCGGTGATGACGGTAAGCGAAAACTCGACGTTCTTTCAACACTTGACGTTAGAAGTCATAAAAACGGAAAGACGGAGAAAGAAAAAATAGAAGAACGCGCAAAGGCTTTTGCCGATACAGGCAAAATGACAATTGAAAACACCGATGCTCGTGCTGTTCTTGTTTCGAGCGGTAAACTTGCAACGCCTACCGGTGTAAGCGGCATCAATGACGATATCGGCGCGAAAGTTTCAAGCATTGTTGATTTTGTAAAAATCACCGATGCGTCGGGCATGGGTGCTTATAAGGTCGCATATCAAACCGCTGACTCCGCCGCTGCAACACAGACAGAGGGCGCGGCCTATAACGCAAGCGAACCGACCTTTGCTTTCGTTGAGATAAAGCCGCAGACCGAAGCGGTACTTTCCTACATTTCGAAGCAGGCAAGAAAACAGACACCGCTTAATTACCAGCAGAAGGTAAACGATAGTGCTCTTGTTGCGCTTAGAAAAAGAGCAGCCAAGATTGTTACCGACAAAATTGTTGCTTCAACAATAAATACAAAGCTTTATTCGGTTACACTCAACGAAACTGCGCTGCGTAAAATCGCGTTCAATTACGGCGGCGACGAAAGCATCGTCGGAGCGGCTACACTCTTTATAAACAAGGCTGACCTTGTCACTCTTGGTGATGTTCGCGGATCAGACAAGAAGCCTGTTTATGAAATAACGCCTGATTCGTCAAATCCGAATACAGGCATAATCAAGGACGGCGGATTATCCGTTCCGTATTGCATTAACAGCAATCTTGCCTCAGGCACGCTTATATACGGACAGCCCCGCTGCTTTGAGTTGGCTCTCTTCTCAAATTATGAAATAAACGTATCTGAAGACTTCGCATTCGACAAAGGCTTGCTTGCGATTCGCGGTGATGTCGAACTCGGCGGCGATGTAGTTGTTAACGGCGGATTTGTTGTTGCCAGCACCGCCACAAAGCCGACAGGCGATTAAGAGGTGACATATGGTACAACTGACAGAAGCCGAAAGGCTGGCGAAAGTAAAATATGCTTTATATGGAGACGCAACGCAAAGTTATAACGACGAGCAGCTTAAATTATACATCGAAGAAGTGCTCGACGAAATGATTCATGCCGGCGTTAAGGAAAATGTTGCAAAAAGCGCGGCGGCTGTCGGTTGTATCGCATGCGGCGTTAATGATATTTGGAATTTCTCAAGCGGCACCGTCAAGCATAGCGAATATTATAATCGAAGGCTTGTTCAACTCACTTTGAGAAGAGGCGACGAAGATGTATAGACCGTCGGAAACCGCACAAATGACGACTGCAATTAAATTGCAGCAGCCGATTAAAAAGAAGTCTTCCGGCGTTAGTCAAAAGTCATACGGCGTTAGTCAAAAGTCATACAAGGATGTTGACGGCGTCGTAATGGCGAATTTCAAAACATACGGCGGAACCGAAAAAACCGACAATGGAATTTTGTCGATTGAAGAAACAGCGCAAATCGTATGCCGGTATCGCCCGGATATTAAAAGCGATACCCGAGTAGTCCTGTTGCAAACGGGTGCGATTTATGAAATCTTGGGCGAGCCGGAGAACATCGAAATGCGAAATATGTTTTTGAAATTCAAAATTCGCAGAATAAAAGGCGGTGCTTGATTTGGCAAAATCGGGGATCTCTTTAAAGCTTGACGGTTTCGAGGAAATGTTGAAAGACATTGAAGCGGCAGGCGGTACGATTAACAAGGCTGTCGATAGTACAATGAAGCAGTCGGCGCAGATTGTACAATCTGAATTAAAAAAGCAAATGCAGGGCGCAAGCCCTAAAGCAGTTGACAGCGGATTGATAAATCGAATGTCGTCGTCCGTTAAATGGGAAGGTAATGTATTCACGGCAGAAGTAGGATATAAAAAAGGCAGCTATAATCCGAAAAAACTCGATGACGGTTACAAGGCAGTTTTTATAAACTACGGAACACCGAGAATTGCGCCGCCGAGGGGATTTATAGGCAAGGCAAAGAAAAAAGCAAAACAGCCTGTTAAAAAGGCACAGGAGCAAACATTTAAAAAGATTTTAGAGAGGTTGCAAAAATGAAAAGGTTGTTGATAAGTGAATTAAATAAATTCGGTTATCCTGTCTATTTGCAAGGCTCTTTAAACGCTGACAAAGCTTATCCCGACACCTTTATAACATTTTTCACTGATTATACAACGGACGGTTCGCATTATGAAAACAATGTTAATTCTATCGAATGGAATTTCAGCGTTATTCTTTATTCAAACAATCCGCAAATTGTAAATGAAAAGCCGATTGAAATTATTAACGCATTAAAGAAAGCGGGATTTATTCCGCAAGGCAAAGGACAGGACGTCTTTAGCGATGAACCGACACACACGGGGTGGGCTATGGACTTTAAATATCTTGAATATCAAAATTAAAAAAGGTGGTAGACTATGGCACAGGAATACAGAGGGTGCAGAAAACTTGTTTATGCAGAGGTAAAGACCGATACAGCCGAGGGTATGACTTTTGGCGAAGTTAAGCCGTTCGCGCCTGTTCAGACTATAAGCAAGAATGTTGAATATTCAACGGCAACAAGCTATTACGATAATGTCGCACACAACACGAGAAAATCAGAGGGCGCAGACGAAACAGAGTTTACACACGCTGTACCGTCTGACGAAGTTATGGCAGATATTGAGGGCAAATATTACGATCCGACTACAGGAATTTATTCCGACAGCCCTATATCAAATAAAACCTTTGCAGTTGGTTATATTTTTGATGAAGAGGGCGATAGCGAGGAAGAAAATTTCTGTTGGAAGCTTAAAGGTAATTTCAAAGTCGGAAGCGTTGAACATCAGACGAAAGATGACGGCACAGATGTAACAAATGTTACAACTACATTCGCCGCGATATATCCGCAGGCTACCTTTACTCACGGCGGCGCAGACGGAACAGGTGGCAAGTCAAAGGGTGTACGCATTAAGAAATCTAAGGGAATTATGACCGAAGAGGAATTTTTCAAGACACCGCAGACTGTAGATACCGTTTTTACAGCCGCGAATAAAGGATAAAAGGGGCGATATAAATGAAACTTGATAATTATATAAAGCCCGAAGCTGAGGACAAAAACACAGAACCGAAAGGATAAAAAATTATGGCTAAATTTGAATTGCCGATTTATGGCGAAAATGACGAACTTGTTAAAACCTATACAACAGATCATATCCGTTGGAAGCTTTTTATTAAAGCCGCAGAAATTCAAGAAAGCGCAAAATTAAACGGCGATGATACAGCGGATAAAATCGAACAAATATCCGATTTGCTTAAAAATGTTTTCAGCGGCATAACCGACGAAGACCTTGAAAACGCTGATGTGGTAGATATATTCAGCACCTTTGTGCAGATTGCAAACATCGGCAATTCAATTAAAGGCGGTAAAGCAAAAAATTGATAAAGGGCGAGGGGGCGGCTTCCCCTTGCCCTCATTCTTTAGAATATGAACTGATGGATTTCACCGCCGAAGTTAGCAGGGCGTTTAACACAACACCGTTTTTTGTCTTTGAGCAAAACGCGGAAGATGTAATTATGCTTATCAATTACTTTATTGAAAAAGACGATACCGGCGAAAGCGTGAATGCTCAAAACTTCACAAATAACGAGCATAAGAAAAAGGTTGAACGAATTAAAGTTAATTCGCAGACGGCTACAGGCGGTTGGTGGTAATCAAAAGGTGGTGAACGTATATGAGCGAAACACTCGGTGCACGTTTTCAAATTGATGTATCTAATCTAAAGGCAGGACTTGCACAGGCCAACAGACTAATTAGAGAGAGCAACAGCGAATTTAAAGCGGCGGCGGCCGGAATGGGCGATTGGACTAAATCGCAGGACGGCTTGACGGCTAAGATTAAGAATTTAAACGATGTTGCAAGCACTCAGCAAAAAAAGGTTAACGCCTTACAAAGCGAATATGATCGCCTTATTGCGGACGGCTTAGATCCTACGAGTGCGGCGGCTGTTAAGTTAAGAACACAAATTAACAACGAAAAAGCGGCACTCGCACAAACTCAGTCTGAAATTAAAAAATATAATTCTGCACTTGATGATATGAAAGCAGGTGCGAATGAAAATATTTCCGTCGCTCAAAAACTGAAAAATGAAATATCAAGTCAGCAAGACAAGCTCAGCATGCTCAAAGCGAAGTATCAAGATGTTGTACTTGAGCAGGGAAAAAACTCACAGGCGGCTAAAGACTTAGCAAAGGAAATTAACGCCTTAAATTCTGATCTCAACAACAACAAACGCAAATTGAACGAAAGCGAAATTGCACTTGATGACACAGCGAAAGCCGCGAAAGATAGCGGAGACGGTTTCACAATTGCAAAAGGTGCTATTGCGGATTTTATAGGCAATGGGTTAAGCAAGATTGTTAGCGCCGCAAAAAATGCAATATCAAGCATTATAGGGATTGCCGATGAAACAAGAGAATTTAGGCAAGATTTAAACACGCTTACAACGGCTTACAATGAGGTAGGATTTTCGAACGAACAGGCAACGGACACTTGGAAAGAGCTTTACGGCATTTTCGGTGAAGATGACAGAGCGGTTGAAGCTGCTAACAACATTTCGAGAATGTCAAAGAATCAGCAAGACTTGAATATGTGGACTAAGATAACAACAGGCATATGGGGCACATATCAAGACGCGCTACCCGTTGAGGGCTTGGCAGAAGCCGCCGGCGAGACGGCAAAAGTCGGAAAAGTTACAGGCGTTATGGCTGACGCGCTCAACTGGAGCAGTGAAGCGGCACAAATGTTTTCAAAATATATGAGCGATGATGTCACAACCGCCGAAGACGCGTTCAATGTTGCATTGTCACAATGTACATCTGAGCAAGAGCGGCAAACATTAGTAACCGACACGCTAACGGCGTTATATGGCGATGCCGCCGATACATACCGAGATACCGCAGGCGGTATTATTGAAGCGAACAAAGCAACAGCCGATTTAACATTGTCTCAAGCTTCATTGGGTGACAAGATAGAGCCTATACAAACAGCGGTTAAAGACGGATTCGGGAAAATTCTTGATAAAATTCTTGAATTAACAGATACCGTTGATTTTTCCGCATTCGCTGATAAAGTAAGCGAGGGTTTCGATAATTTCATCAATGACGTTTTACCGAAAGTTGTTAACGGCTTTCAATGGATTATTGACAACAAAGAGGTTATCGGAGCTTTAGCAGGAGTTATAGGAACAGTAGCCGTTGCGCTCGGTGTACTTAATACTGTTCTTGCTATTCAGTCCGCTATAATGGCGGCAAATCCTACGACTTGGATTATAATGGCAATCGTTGCGGCAATCGCCGCCCTCATTGCAATAATTGTCCTTTGTGTTAAGCATTGGGACAAAATCAAGGAAGCAGGACAAAAGGCAGGCAACGCAATAAAAGAAGCGTTTTCAAAAGCCGCTGATTCCATAAAAAATGTGTGGAACAGTATTCCGGAATTTTTTTCGGGGATTTGGAAAAAAATAAAAGAAAAGGTTTCAAGCGTAGGTACAAAAACAGGTGAAGCAATAGGCGGAGCGTTTAAGAAAGCGATAAACTCAGTTATTGCAACGGTTGAAAAAGGAATTAACTTTATCCCCAATGCTGTTAACAAAATGGTTGGCAAAATAAATCAATTGCCGGGCGTTAGTATTTCGCCCATTCAAACTGTGTCACTTCCGCGACTTGCAAAGGGCGGTGTTGTAAAAAGGGCTACAACCGCAATGATAGGTGAGGACGGCGCAGAAGCTGTAATACCGCTTGAACGAAACAGAAAATGGATCAGAGAAGTTGCAAAAGAGTTTTTAGCACAGCAAAAGCAAGGCGAAAACGTTGTTATAAATCAAACTAACAACTATTCACAGGCTCATAGCCGTTATGAATTGTGGAAGTCGGAAAAAGCTACCGTTAGTGCTGTTAAATTAGCTTTGAAAGGGGTGTAAAATATGACAGGCGAATTTACTATAATTTCACCCTTAGGCACAGAGCTTGAATTATTTGATAACAAATATTTCACGCTTGACGATATAGAAGGTCAAACAGAGATTAACAATTCAATTTCAAGCTCAAAGATAAGCGGAGCGGACGGCGAAACGGTTAACAACGTTGCAACAGATGTTAGACCGCTTGTTTTTACTCTAACTATCAATGAGAATATAGATGTTGAAGAAGCAAAACGGTATATCTTGCAGTATGTCAAGTCAAAGCATAATCACACTATCAAGTGGAAAAGAAACAACAAAACGCTTGAAATCGTGGGCCTGTGTGAAAAAATCGTAATGGCACGATGGCAACAAGGCATTGCTATGCAGATAACATTTTTCTGCGGTCAAGCGTATTGGGAAGATGCCGAAAACATAGTTAATGAAATAAGCGCGATTAAAGATATGCACTACTTCACAAAAGGGAAAGGCAAAATGCTTTATTTCGCGCTTGGAAGCCCTCGCCCTTTGGGTGTTTATGATACCATACGCACCCGAACGTTCAACAATACAGGTGATAGCGATGTAGGAATGATTATCGAGATAACCGCTCTTGCAAAAGTTAAAAATCCTGCTATATATGCAAGCACCGATGAATTTATCGGGGTTGACAATGTAGAAATGAAATCGGGCGATGTTATCCGGATTAACACAAACAAGGGCCAAAAAGATATAACATTAAACGGCGTTTCAATTTTGGATAAAATCAAAATCGGCAGTACATTTTTACAGCTTGAAATTGGAAACAACACTTTTACAATTAAAAGCGATGATAACAATTTAACAAGCGTTTATTTTAATCTCATCTATAAGCAGAGGTATGTCTAAATGATTGATTATGTAGAAGTAAGAAATGGAACAAGCCGAAAATTGATAGGCATTATTGACACCGCAAAATCTGTTATATGGGAAACGGTTTATTACGGCGTTGGGACGTTTGAGATATATGTTGAAGCAACAGAAAAAAACATTGAGCTGTTGAGCGTTGAAAATCTTGTCACTCGCCCAAATGATGTGAATTGTGGCATAATTTCTAAAATTAAAATTACCGACAACGAACAAGACGGCACAATGATTGTTGCAAGCGGCAGTTTTGCAAAAATCATACTTGACCGCAGAATTATTTACAAATTCATTAAAACATATAGCATAACACCTACAACATTAAGAGGGAATGTTGCAAATGCCGTTTGGACTGTTATAAATAATAATTGCGTTAATAGCTCAAATGCTGCCCGAAATTTCTCGAAATTCGCAAGGGGCGCAATTAACAATTTGCCGCAAACAATTGTTGATGAAAACGGCAACGCCGCCGACAAGCAAGTTACATATACAAACTTGCTTACATTCACCGATAGTTTGCTTCAAGAATACAAAATAGGCGCGTATGTGTGGCTTGACCCTTTAACTCTTGATTTCCTGTATGTAATGTATCAAGGCGCAGAGCGGTTCGTAAACAACCGCGCAGGAAACAAGCCTTTAATATTCGGTAATCAGTTCGATAATTTAACATCAAGTAGTTTTTCAAAAGATAACAGCGAACTGAGGACAACCGCAATTATAGGCGGTGAGGGCGAGGGTGCAGACCGCTTTGTTGCCAGAACGAATGACAATGTAACAGGCTTTGACCGCCGCGAATTATTTGTTGACAGCTCAAGTATTTCAAAGACGGTCAAAGACGAAACAACAGATGATGAAACCGTTTTGCCCGACAGCGAATATGAAGCCTTGTTAATTCAAGAGGGCAGGGCAAAGATAACAGAAAACAAAGTTGTCGAGGGCTTTTCTTGCGAAGTAGATTTGACAAATTCAAAGCTGAAGTATTTGACGGATTACAATATCGGCGATCTTGTAACTATTGAAGATACGCACCTAAAGCAATTACATAATGCAAGAATTTTAAAAATAACCGAAGTGCAAGACGAAAACGGTTATGCGATTTCCGCAGAATTTGGATTTTAAAGGGGGAAATTAAAAATGGCAGAACATTTTGGATTTTTCGATGCCTTGGAAACGGCAGACGGACTATATGACCGTACATATTCGGCGCGTGACTATAGCGAAAACTTAGCAACGATTATAAGCAACGGCGTTTTACGTTCAACAAATGATGATTTGAAAGTTACGGTTAATGGCTTGACCGTAACCGTAGGAATAGGCAGAGCGTGGATAAACGGCTGTTGGTATCATAACGATAACAATTATGTTTTCCCAGCCGTAACCGTTCCGACAGGCGGCGCACGGTATGACCGTGTTATATTAAGGTACAGCAACGTACTTTCTGATCGAGATATTAAGCTTATGTATTTGCAAGGCGAAGCGGTGAGTAGTCCGAAAAAGCCTGCAATAACAAGGAATGATGATGTTTATGACCTTGTTCTTGCCGATATATACGTCGGCACAAATGCAACAAGTCTTTCTGTTAAAGATACCCGAAGTAATGCACAGCTGTGCGGCTGGGTGTATTCAACTTCCGGGGACAACTCGTTCTTCAAAAGTCTTGACGGAGCATTTAACGAATGGTTTGAAGAAACAAAAAACACGTTGTCAAGCGTAACGCTCTTTAAACGCTATAATTGGCGCACGACGATTGAAGCTGAAACAAACACAGTTTCGTTTGACATTCCCCAATATGATGCCGAGACAACATTCATTGAAGTATATACAAATGGCGTTCTTGACACCGAAGGCGTTGACTACACGCTCGAAAACAGCGTGATAACGTTTAGCGGCTTGCCGCTTACGGCCGGCACAGAGGTTGAGGTTAAGTGCTACAAGTCAATCGACGGTACGGGAATTCTAAGCGTGGCAGATGAAATAACCGCTTTGCAAAATGCCGTTGCCAAATTAAATGCAGCCGGCGAATGCGCATATAAATGCAACGGAGCCGATGACAACGTGAAGCTTTCGGAACTTGCGCAAGAGTGGTTGAGCGACGATCTCGATTACAGCTCAAAAACAATAAAGATATATGGAACATTTGGCGCGACTGCTGCGTGCGCAGGCGCGGGCACGGCGGCCAATCCGTATAAATGGTTTAATTTCGGACTTGCCGAAAGCGTAAAGAGGCGTATAACATTTGACTTTTCAACCTGCACGCAAATCATGCTGCCTATAACAGCCGGCACATCAAATGTTGTTTTTTCCGGCTCAGATGTGCACGTTATCGGCGCAAATGTAATCGCAACGCAAAGTGCGACAAATACAAACATAAAAATGTTCGATTCAAACATCGGCTCTGTATCTGCTGAGGATTGCCGTTTTTGGCTAACAGCTTACAGCGGAAGCTTTATATCACAAACGGGTAACTTCACAAACTGCCGCGCAAGCGTGGCAAATGCATCGGGCGATTCGTACTGTTTCCTGCCGGCAACGGCAAGTTTGCTCAAAATTAACGGCGGCGAATACTACGGTTACACCGGTGGAAGCGCCCACAAGAGTGCCGTAATCGGGCAAACAACAGGAAATGCCGTTTCTGTTTTGAACGGCGTTAACGCGCCCACAGTAGCACGTTCCGGATATTACCAAACACACGCAATCTTTCAGGATACAAACGGCGGACGTCTTAATTGTTCTGATTTAATCAGTGAACTCGCCGTATCGGTTGCTTCGAACATAAGCGATGTCCGAGGAACGATTGCAAAAAGCAAACCGGGCGCTATATAAAGTGAATATTGCTTACCTACCATGTGTAGGCGGAGCGGAGAAAACGCCGACATTTATTTGTCGGCGTTTTTGTTTAAAAAAACTTTATTTTACAAAAAAATTTTTGAAAAAAGCCCTTGACATAATCGTACGTCTATGTTATAATATAGTCACAGTTAAGGAAGATAACAAATCCAAAACAGAAGGACAAAGAAAAATGAAAGTTTATATCAAAGAATGGTTTTTTAATAAAAATTGGTGTTCGATTATTAGAAACTATATGCTGAACGAACGCGCTGTTTACGTTATCGGCGAAACTGAAAAAGCATACAAAGTCGAGGGCGGCTTCACAACTCAGGACGGCGAACGTGAAAACTCTTTTGATTTTTGGGTTCCGAAATCTTGTACAATGACTGAGGAAGAATACGCCGCCGAACAAAAGGCAGTTGCCGAAAGACAAGAAGAAATTGAAAAGCACTTCAAAGAAGGCTGCGAAGCTTACGAAGCGTTGCTCAAGTTTGCAAAAGAAAACAATGTTAAAGGCGTTCGCAAAGGAATGAAAAAAGAAACTATATTAAACAAAATTCACGATGCAGGGCTTGAGTACAACGCTTGAGTTTGCTTTAAAAAAATAAAGAAAGGTGATATTAAATGGACAAACGAAAAATGACACCGCAAGAACGGTACGCGGAGAAGTACCGCCGACAATACAAGATGGATTGTATAACGAGGACGGAACAAGATATAATCCAAAAGCTCGACAGTGTTCCAAATAAAGCTGGTTATATCAAGCAGCTTATCCGAGCAGATATTGCGGCAAATAATAGCAAAAAATAAAGAAAAGGAGTTAAAAAGAATGACATACTATTATGACGAAAAAACAAAAACAAACCGGCTGGACTGCCACTACCCAATTATAGACGAGAAAGCAATCAAAGAAATTGTTGAAAATTCTTTAGCCCGTTATATTTATATTTACATCTACAATGAAAATAACGTAATAGTGAATCATTGGTCATATGAAGTGAAACACGGAGGCTTTCACACATACGAAGACCCGGAAATTGAAACAAAAAAGCGGATTAAAAAACACGTTGCGACTCTTAAAAGATATATAGAAGAGTCGTATGCAGAATATATTGTAAATGCAGAAAAAATCACGCAAGAAAAGATTAGATATGAATTAAAAAATTATTTCAATCTAAACCCAAGAACGGTTGACGAAATGCCAGACTGGAAAGCTACAGCTATATGGAAACAAGGCCCGGAAAAATACCAAGAATGCCTTGAAGATGAGGAAGAATATGCAATGCGAGAATATGAAAATCAAATAAAAAAAGAAAAGGAGTTAACAAAATGAAATATTATGAAGTTGCGGAAATAACCTTAAATCTCAATTCTAAAGGGAACGAAATGGGAGACGAGGAGAGCTCGTATATGGGGCCGGATTACAAAAAAGCCATTTGTGCGTGCGATGAGGCTTTAAGTAATTGGGAGCGTCTTGATTACAGGGACAAAAAGGAAAGCGCAATAGAAGGTAGGATATACGAAATCCCCGATGATACAGATATAAACGATGGAGATGAAATAATCAACGCTATATGTGACGCATGCGGATATGACACGTTTTTTTCACATTATCCGGAAGACGATTTTAAAAAAAGCCAAGAAAAAATAAACGCTCTTATAAATGCATGAAAATTAAATCATTAAATAACAGACCCCACCGATGGCATTTGCCGCGGTGGGGTTTTAATTACAAAAAATAATAAAAAGTCCTTGACATAATCGTACGACTATGCTATAATATAATCACAGTTAAGGAGGTGATAAAAATGAAAAAGCAAAATCAAAAGCCTACCGCCTTTGAAATTGCATATCTTGTTATCGAAGCAATCGTTGCACTTGCGACTTTGATAACGGCAATCAAATGGTGGTAGGCTACATAGAGGGGCTTTTGCCCCTCCCCCTTGCGGGAGTATATATAATATAACACATAGAAAGGAGTTTTACAAGTGTTCAATAAAAACTTTTGGCTGATTACTCTTTGCGCATTGCTTATAATTTCGATATATACCGGGCTTAATATATTTACGAGAATTGCACTCGGTGCAAACGGCTTGATTATATTAGCCGATGTAATTATAAGTGTTCGCAGATTGGCAAAAGAGAAAAAGTGCAAAGAGAGCGATTAA